GATGCCATCAAGAAAAATCTGATTATACGCGAGAAGAAAATTCTCAAGGGAATCAAGGACAAGACCGGTATAGACGTGGACATCTGGGCGGCGGTGAGTGTTGCGAAAGTGTTTGATAAATTAAAAATTCCCTATGAGCGTACTCTAAAATCCGGGCAGCCGAAGTTTGACAAGAATTTTTTAGTTACGCACAAAAATCCGACGGCACGGATGGTTGCGACAGCCAGGGAAATCAACAAGGCACGAACCACTTTCATTGACACAATTCTTACACATTCTGTTGACAGTAAAATTCACGCCGAGATCCACCAGATGAGGAGCGACGAGGGGGGAACGGTGACCGGACGGTTCTCGTACTCGAATCCAAACTTACAGCAGGTTCCGTCACGGAACAAGGAACTCGGACCGCTCATTCGTTCCATTTTCGTGCCGAAGGAAGGATGCAAATGGGGCAGTTTTGACTACTCCCAGCAGGAGCCTCGCGTTCTCGTTCATTTTGCCGCGCTTACGGGCGGCGGGCTGAGAGGCGCCGATGAGGTGATTGAATCCTACAAGACAAAAGATCCCGACTTTCACCAGGCTGTCGCGGACATGGCGGGCATTGACCGCCGCACGGCCAAGACAATTAATCTTGGAATGATGTACGGTATGGGAAAAGGAAAACTGGCG